GATAGCTGAACGCCCCAGAAGACACTTGCATATAAGACCGGTCACAAGCGTCGTAGAACGCCTGCTGTGTGGTGCTTGCCGTAGTGCTCACGAGATTCCGCAGCGTTTTCTGCGTCTTGTGATAGCCTTCTTCCAGTACACGCCGCATAGGGTTACTCTGCCGGATATTGACCGGCGGTTGTTCTGCGGTTTCATGTATGTCACTTTCGATACTGACAGTTTCCACTCCCGCATCTTCAAAAAGAGCTTTCACGGCTGCGGAGCAGGCATCTGTCCTGCTTGCGATGATCTGCACAATATCTTCATAAAGCAAGCCGGCTTGCTGCAAAATTTCTGCTTGATACTTTGTCGTATCAGACACTTTTCCCATACGCATCATACGCCGTATCATAGCAGTGATGATGTCATCTTCCAGCATCTGATACAGTGCCACAACGCGATCTGCATTTGGCTCGTAGTTACGCATCAGAATCCACCGCCGCCGAACAGCCCGCCGTCATCTGTCTGCTCCGGTATGTATTCCGACGCATCTTCTACAGTGCAACCCATAGCGTAGGAGATCAGATACTCAGGCTTCAACAGCCTTGCATTGCACATCTGCAACCGTCGCTGGAACTCCTTGTCTGTATCCTCCAGAACGCTGTCACCCCAGTTGCAAGCCAGTGTACACGTCCCTTGTGGTGCAAGACGATACAGTGTCGCATACACGTCCATAGCATATACCAGCTGCCGCAGAGCGTGTTCTAACGAATTCTGCATAGCGGATACATGCACATAGCTACGTTGCTTAGAAGTGCGTATCTCCTCTGCTGTCTTTTCAACGTCCTGCGGTTCAGAGATCGTCCCATACGCCAGACCGACATTGAACTCAATCCGCTGCAAGATATGATTCAGACCGTTGAAAAGCGACGTATCGCGGATTGCAGGAGCGTACACTTGCATCATCTTGGTGATGTCCGCATTTTCCCCGAAGTCATACTTCCGGAACAACCGCTTTTTACCTTTGGGAAGTGTCAGCCGCTTTTCCGCTTTTTTGTCCGCTGCTGAAAAATCGAAAAGGTCCACTGACGCATCAACCGCCATTTCCGAAGCGTCATACTCCCACGTGATTTTCCGCCACTGCTCGTCCGCCTGCTGTATCAAGTCCACGGCGTTGGCATATACCGACACACCAACCGCAGAATCCATGTCCACGCGGTTAGAAGCTGGCACGCGGAACACCGCAAACAGCGGAGCAGATACGTTTTCGATTTCTTGATGCGGCTGCAGCTGCTCCCAGCCTTCCACATCTGACAAGTCGCAAGATACCCCAAGAGAATCCACGCCGATCGACCGGTACGCCTGATTTTCAACAGTATAGCGTTTGGTCACAGCGTCCCAGCTGTGGAACTCCAGACGCGTGTAGTATACCTTCCCGACAGTCTTACGTGCCATAAAAACCGCGGCGGTCACATCACCGTTGGCATCAAAAGCAGTTGGAACGTATCTGTCTGCTCGAACCATATCTACCAGTATTTCATCACCGGACACATACGGCTTAAAAGCCATGCTCCCAAGTGCACACGCCACTTCCGCCTTTTCGGAAAACTTCGCCAGAAAGCTGTCTATCTGCTTCCCGAGAAATTCCGCTCTGCCGTTGCTTTCCTCTATGTGTATATCGGATTCTGCCAGCATCAGCCGTGCAAACTCTGATGCAATCCCAGCTGGCAAGCCTAAGGCTCCACAGTCATCGCCGATTTCATAGATCGTTTGCCACTTTTCCAGTGCGGTCTGCATACGAGTAGACACCGGCTGCTCTGCGTTTGGTCTGTTCCGAAACAGCCAGTTTCCAAGAATTTGAAAAATGTTTATCGTTTTTCCTCACCTCTTACCTGTCGAATCGTTCGCCGCATCGCTGTCCGAACAAAATATCGCATGTCGTCCATGGCGTGGTCATTTTCTTTCAGCACCACATCATTGGACTGCTTTTCGTTCCAGCGATACAGCCCGAATTCGCGAATCGTATCTGCACAGCAGCTACAAAAATGCAAGTATCCGCTTTGCAGAAGAACCGACGTATCTCGTATCCCGTCCAAGACGCTGTTGTCTGCCTGTTTCACCCGCATTCTGCCGTGCCGTCTGATGCAAGCGATAAAAGAAGCCGCTGACGGGTCCACGATGACTGCACGTATTTCGTCGATATGATTTCCTGCCAGCTGTTCCAACGCTTTGTAGTGCTCCTCATCGGTTCGTGGCGTTCCGTCACGTCCGCTGTAGTAGTACTCCCGCAGCCGTG